GGATCTGCTGTGAATAAGCTAGGAATCAAGCCCATTCCATGCTGTCCGGGTGCTACTGACAACGGTTCTTCCACTTCAATATAGTCTGCTTGACAGAGTTCTTTGACTTTACCAATCATTTCCTCACCCGAGTTAAATTTAAATGTATATACTACCCCAGCTTCAAATGCCATTGGAAATCCCTTCTGATAATAGGCGTTCTCTTAGTTCGTTGAACCCACCGACGAGTTCTCCGTTTAAAAAGATTTGTGGTACTGAACGTGCGTGTGGCACTGCTTCTAATAACTGTTCTCTTGTAAAACCTGATCCGATTTTACGTTCTTCGTATGCGATACCGCGTTGAGCTAATAATTGTTTAGCTTGTTCGCAGTATGGGCATTGTTCTTTACTCCATACAATTGCTGTCATTTTATTTTCCTTTTGGTAAGTGGTATGTCTTGGCGAAAATGTCTTTCTTTACAACTCCATAGTCGCCGGGACCGTGTCTAACAATATAATCATTGCCGTTAGTGTATTCTAAGTTACCCCAACTTGCTTTAACAACACCATCGTGGTCAGCAAGTTTAGCTACTTTGAAAATCTTCTTAGGTGTAGCTGTGCCGTCACCGTTGTCATCATAGTATTCTTTAAACTTCTCAGGAGATACGGGATACTTTTCACCCTTAGGACCAGTGATAATCTTATGACCCGTTTGATAGTTTACTGGACCCTCAAGTGTATTAACTGTGCCGTTGTCAGTAGCAGTTTCATAACTAATAGGAGTGGGATGTTTATAAGTTACAAACCCACCGTCAAACCATTCATCATTTACTGATTCTGTTACGATGTTAATTAAATCTCTCATAGTACAGGTAATTCCTCATAGTCAACTGTATCACTCATTACACCGATAACGTAGTTAGTTGATTCGTTTTCTTGTAATGCTGTTTGTTTCTTGTTGATGTTTACGTGTTTGTTGAACCATGGGATGGGGCTTGACTTAGGATGATTCTCTAAGTATTTGATTCCAATGTCCTTGAGTTTATTGTAAGCAGTGTAGTCAACGAAATCTTTAAGGATTTCACTGTTAAGACCAATAACGACTCCCTTTTTGAATAGATATTCAGCCCAGGCCTTTTCCTCGTTAATAACATCCAAGTACATATTATATACTTCATTGTGCGTAGTAGCCTGAATCTGTATAAAGTCTGCATCGTCTTTAACGACATTATTGATAATCCATGCCGTCCATTCTGCGTGTAGTATTTCATCTTGTAAAATCAACGAGATAATGTTTCCGTTGCCTATATAAATCTTATTTTCCACCATAGCAAGGCTGGTAGCAAAACTAACCATAAAGCGAAGAGCCTCGAGAGCGTAACTTGCGTGTAAAGCCATCCATATGGCTTTCTTATGTTCGAACGTGTCAACTGCCACCCCGAGTTCTTTTTGACAATTAAGAATATGAAGCTGTTCATAATACTGGCCAACGTTCGCTGCCATGCTGACAATTTCATTTGTGTCGTGTATCTTGTTGAATTCGTCTTTAGGAACACCGTAGATATTCCTAATAATGTGCGAATAGGACTTGGAATGAATGCTAGTTTCAAAGAAACCCCAAGTAAGCGTAAGTGCTTCAAGTTCCGGAATCGAACCTTGTATACTATCCAAAGCAGTCTGGCGAAGCAAATTACTAGTAAAAATATGCTTAATAGCATCACTTGATTCCTTATGGTCAATCTTGTCTTTTGTTAAAGAGATTTCTTCTGGTACCCAGAAAAAGCCACGAGCCATTTCTTCAAACTTCTGTAGTTTAGGATACTTAACTTCTTCAAAGCGTTGAACAGTTACGGGACCTTCAGGGTCAAGAAACATTTTACGTTGTAGATAGTTTGTTTGTTTTGTTAAATTATATTGTTCTTTGCTCATTGTTGCTCCATTCGTCACCAGAATATATGATTTCTAATGCACCTTCTTTATCAATAACTACTGATTCAACATCGGGCTCACTTAAAGCCATGAGAATCAATTCTCTTTCTTCATCACCATCTATTACTAATTCTTGGTAAACACCATATTTTCTTAGAAGGCTTTTAATTCTGTCATCAAGTGACATATTATCTTCACTTTGTTCCATTATTTTATTTTTAAGATGATTTTATTGTTTTCATCAACAACGTTAATGACTTCTTTTAACTCGCCGTTTACTTCTACATAAACAGGAACACATCCTAACTTTTCTGCTGACCCAGAACTTTGCATAGCATATTTGCGCCATTTGTCCATGAGCATAAATGAAATATTGTATGCGTCTAAATCAATCATAGTTTACATGCCTCGCAGTCATCTAAGTCATCCATTAGTTCGACTAACTCTTGTTTGACGAATGGGATAACATTATCCTCTTGATTCATTGCAGCTTTTGCACCCATCTTATTAATTAATGAGTAGTAGATAGTTTTGATACCCCACTTACTAGCAAGCATTAAGTTCTTACTGATAAGTGTAGCAGGTACCTTGCCGCCTTCAAAGTATGCAGGATTATAGAATGTGTTTGTAGATAAACTTTGGTCAACATAAACTGCTAGTACAGCCGCTGTCTTTAAGTAATCTTGACAATCTCTTTGGTCCCACATTAATTGATAACGTGATTTCAATTTCTTGTATTCAGGAACAACTTGCACAAAAGAACCTGCTTTAGATTCTTTAACACTGATTAGTTCCATTGGCATTTCAATACCATTCGTTGAATTCAATACAACTGAACTAGATTCTACTGGCGCTACAGCCATTAGTGTAGCATTACGAATGCCGTATTGCAATAGCTTTTGGCGCAAGCCTTCCCAATCTAATGTAGCACTGGGCGTAAAGTCAGTAAGTTCGTTGACACCTTCACTTCTACGTTCCCAGGGGAATACACCTCTACCGTAGAATGTCTGTGCCGATAACTTACATGCACCTTTTTCTTGTGCCAATTCAACACTAGCTTCTGTTAGATAGAATGCTTGATGTTCCATCCAACGCTTAACTTCTTGTAATGCTTCTGGGGTGCCATATCGTAGATTACGCTTTGCATGCCAGTAAGCTAAATTTGTAATACCTACACCAAGAGGCTCAAAGTCTAAGTTGGCAAGTTCTGATTGAATCGACAAGAACTTTTGATAACCAAGGAGATTACTTAGACTTCGTACTAATACTCTACTAGCTTTACGCATTTCTTGGGGCGTCTTAAACGCTCCCCAGTTCACACTGCCCAAAGTACACAAAGCGATGCGTCCTGCCTCGTCTTCAATGCGTTGGAAAGGTTTAGTAGGTAATAGTATCTCTTGACATAGATTACTCTGATAAATCGGATCTAGTTTTGTATCAAACGGACCCTGACTAATTACGTTATCGATATTAACTAAGTAGATACGACCTGTGTCAGTACGTTCTTTTAGAATACCGTTTTTAAATACTTCAACTGCTCCGATAACTTTCTTTTTGATACCGCGCTTGTGTTCATAGTGCTTGTATAATGTTTCAAATTCCTCTGTATCACGATAGAAGGCTTCATACAAGTCTGGTACTTCGTGAGGATCGAACAATGTAATGTTCTCATTGTTACGATAACGATTCCAGAACATTTTATTAACTACAATAGAATAATCTAACTGACGCACACGTGTTTCTTCTGTACCTTGATTATTCTTCAATACAATAAAATCTTCAAATTGATAGTGCCAGATGGGTAATGTTACAGTACACGATGCGTTACGAATACCACCTTGACTACAACTACGCAAGTCACCGAACCATTTCTTTAAGAATGGAATAAGACCTGTATGTTTGATTTCACCGTTACGAATAGGTGCGCCTACTGGGCGAATGCGACCAATCTCTAATCCAATGCCAGCACGTTTACTAGCATACTTAGCCATCATTTCACCGGCGGCAAATATAGAATCCAATGTATCGTCTGCGGAAATAAGAACACAACTACTAAACTGCTTAGTAGGAGTACCGAGACCAGCAAGAACGGGAGTAGCGAGTGTGAAATGTCCATCACTTGCACATTCATAATATTCTTTAACATATTTTAATCGTTTATCTTTTGGTTCATTGTGAAAGGCAGTGGCGGCTGCGATTGCATATCTTACTTGAGGAGTCTCAAAGATTTGACCAGTAGCACGGTTCTGCACTAAGTACTTTTCTGCTAATTGAGCGATAGCCGCATAGGTGTAATTTTCGTCCTTGCTATGGTCGATAAACAAGTCAATGATATCCCATTCTTCTTTAGAATACCAATCTAATAATTCTGCCGAGTATGATTTGTTTTCTACATTCTTCTTTACAATTTCATACAACGGTGGGGGTGTGTAATCTCCGTATACTTCTTTACGTAGCATAGAGACTTTTTGACGTCCTGCAACATATTGATAGTTCACATTGTTGATATCTGGATTTTCTGTTTCGTCAATCAAGTTTACCATTGCTTTGAGTAATAACTCATCAATAGTCTTAGTTGACATTCCATCGTGTAACTCGATTTGTGCTTTAATTTCAATCATGCTAGGGCTAACATTATCAATGCCCTTGCATCCGTAACTTACTTGTCTTTGTATCTTTGCGATATCTAACGGGACGGAAGTCCCATCACGTTTAATTACGTTGATGTTATTCATTTATTCTGCCTTAAATTTTTGTTTTTATATTGTCAATACTGACTTTACGTTTGACGTTGAAATCGGATAGTGTATTACTTAGTACCGTTTCAGGGAAGTAATTAAGTATATATTTTGCGTTGTCGACCAGGACTATGACCACATCATTGCCCATTTTATCTGACGCTTCCGCTATTTCAACGTTGTTTTCGTCTAGTAGTAGCAAAGTATAACAGATTCCTAACGCTCTTGCAACCTCATCGTAGGTATTTTCTACCAAAAGTTGCCAAGGGTCGGGCCAGTTTTCGGAATCGAGGATATGTAGATGATGTGTAACTTGTGGGGCTTTTTGCCACCATTTGTCGATTTCTACACATTTTTCCTCTGAGGATGAGTCTTCTAAACGGACTCTTAAATCATACCAGTCAGATAGTCTGGCTTCATAGTTCAATTGAAATACGTTCATATAGATACGTACTTATCTTTTTATAAACAAGCCAATAAATTACGATGCTGGTCCGTTTTCTTCCATAGAACCGGGCGGGACAAACGCAGCCGTATATCGTGCTAATCCTTTAGTAATTCGCAAATCATCTATGTATGCATTAACACCGTCAGCGGCTGCGC